ACGATCGCCCGATTTTCCGGGATTGTGCTGAAGGGCATCGGTGTTCTCCAGATGTTGCGTTGTGTTGCGGGGCGGCGCGGAGCGCTGTGTTGCGCTGCACGGTGAAGCGCAACGAAGCGGCGCGGGGTTTAATCTCTCCTAAAAGACGTTGCACTGTGTCGTGTAGCGGCATTGGGTGTGGTGCCGCGAAGCGTCATGGCGTGGTGCAGCGTCGCGATGGTTAAGCCGCTTGTTTTAGATCCATTGATCGCCATTCAACCCCTTGCACCGTGAACCTGCCATAAAAACCGCCATTTTGCGGCCGGAACCGACCAATGCCGATGAACTGACCGGCTTGTCGCAAGGTTTGCTCAAAAATATCCTCGCGGATTTCGTCGGCCAAAATCTGAAATGGAACGTCCACCTCCCACGCATCAATGCGCGGGAAGTTGCGCCAGACGCGTTTGCCAGACCCGCGCTTGCCGTCAGAGTTGGCATAGATGCGATCCATCCCGACCTGCTCTTTGGTCAGCGGTAGAATCACCGGATCGAGTATCAGGACGCCAGAGATAAAGAATTTGCTGTAGGTGGCTTTGCCGCGGCCAGGAATTTTGATCCCCAGCATTCCGGCGGCATTGTCCAGTGCCATTTTGAAAGCCATCGGCGGGATAAAGATCTTGCCGTCCGGCATGGAGTGGCATTTATGCCGCCACGTTCGCTCCTCGTATTGGTCATGACCTTCGCGGTTAAGTGTGGGGATTTCCCAGCTGTAGGAACGGCTTTGGCTGTAGGGTGCGAGTGATTTGAGGGTGGCAGTGGCGATTCGCATATGATGATCTCCGTTGTGCTGTGCTGTGCGGTGCGGCGAAGAGTAGTGCAGCTTGGTGTAGCGTGGCGCCGCAAGGCGTAATGCCGTGGGGCGCGGCGGTGGTAACGCTATGAGGTAAACAGATGAGGTAACGACTGTCAAGAAATGGGCAAAAGACAGCGGAGGAGCAAATGGCGTGGTACGTTTTGCTAGTCGCGCCAGCGCGGGAACAGATTGCTCGCGACGGTTTGTTGCGGCGACGTTTTTTCTGCTATTGGCCGGCGTATCAATCCAAGGTCAGGCTAAGCCGCGGTCGCAAAGGCGATCGGCTCCGCGCTGTCATACCCGGCTATATTTTTTTGGCAGAAGAACAACCCGACTGGGCGCGCATTTTGGAAGCGCCGGCAATCTCCGGTTGCCTACGGAATGGGGACATGGCTCCCGTTGCCATTAGCGAGAAGGATATCGCCGTGATCGAAGCCATCGAGGCCGCTCACTTGGCCGACCCGGTGATGGCCGAAAAGGGCATTCCGTTTCGCGTCGGGCAACGGGTGCGCCTGACCACCGATATGTTGCAGCAATGGGAAGGTCACATACTAGCCATTGACAAGCGCGGCCGCATCACCCTAGAAATTGCCCAGCTGTTCGGTCGCTCGACACGCATAGACGTGCCCGCGGCCGCGATCGAGGCGGCATAAGGGTCCCGGAAGATCTGACGGCGCCTCGGGGGCCATGCCGACGCCCTGAGCTGGCACGACGGCAGTGCTACAGCGGCGCGTTGGCTACTTCACTGGCCTGATCAGCAGCAATAGCAGCAAGGCCCCGAAGAACAGCACGTAGGGCACGAGCAGCCCGCCGAAGGCCAGGGCGATCCCGTCCATCATCAATGCAACGTCACGATTGGCGCCCGTGCGTCGGGCAGGTTGATCTCGGCAATTTGGCTGTAGAGCCGCCACACTTTGGCGACCGCTAGGAAGTGTTCCCGCCGTTCTTTGTTCTTCGCCGTCCAAGCCCTGCGCACCGCCTCGACCATGCGCAAATAATATTCCTCATGCGTTTTCAGCATGTTACTTGCCCCTCCAGCCCTAGGTTCCAAAGTTCCGAGACGCCACTCATGCGGTGATTTGCGGGCAAAAGCAAGCACAGAAACGTAACAGGCAAACGAAATGAACAAGGAATTCGACAACGATTATGCGGCCTCGGGTCAGGAGCTCTCGGCCGAGGAGTGGTTGGCAGATCTCAAGGCCGGCGATGATGCGATCGGTGCGCTTGCGGCCGCGTTGGCGCATGCCTACGAGGAACTGGGCCAGCCGGCGATGACGGCGGACATCTGGCGTCGTCTGGCCACGATCGCGATCGGCCACTAAAGGGTATTACAGGAGGATATGATGGCGGAAAGCTTGGAGAAGATGATGCGATCGGGCGCGATCAGCGCCAAGCATGCGCTCAAGATCGGCCGCTCGGGCACATGGGCCCATGGGCCGAAAGGCACTAAGAGCCAGAAAGGCCTGATGGCGCCGTTCGAAAGCAAGGATACCCGCATGGGTGACGAGCGCACCCCGCCTCGGGGCGCCAGTCATGCCACTCGCAACCACATCAACGGACCGGATCAGAAGATGTTTACGCCTCCCGGCACGATCTCCAAGGGCGGCCGCGTTGGCCGCGGCGGTCAGCCGACCCGCAACCAGATCGATCAAGAGCAGGGGCCAAAGTTCCCGGCCGGCGCGACGGTCAAGGCCCGCGGACGGCACGGTGTTGGCAAAAACCAACGCTCGCGATCGAACCCGCCCGAGCGTGACGACGACGAGCAATGGTATTCAGGCCGCAATGGACGGCCTTAGGATGGACAACCATGCGGCCGTTCTCGAGAGGCTACAGAAGCGGGGCGCGATCTCGGAACGCGCCCACGAGCGTTCTACGCGCCAGCACGAGGCCATCCGCAAGCTGCTGTTGATCCGGCATGGGGCGACCCGGCTCAATGCCCACGATATTTCGGTTGATCGTATCCGCGGTCACAGCGATGTGCCGCTGAGCCCGGAAGGACGCCAGGAAGCCGAGCATTTGGCCCACCAGCTCAAGGGCGACAAGAGGCCCGACGTGCTGGTTGCTTCGGATCTTAAGCGTGCATTCGAGACGGCCGAGATTATATCGAGGATTACCCGTATCCCTCTCCTTGGGCGAAACAAAGCCTTCCGGCCGTGGGATGTGGGTGTCTGGACGGGGAAGGTGACCAGGGAGGCCATCCCCCACCTTCACCATTATGCCTGCGATCGGCCGCACGAGCCGATTCCTGACGGCGAAAGCTTCGATGCCTTCAAGGCGCGGTTTTTCCGCGGGCTCGACGAGCTCTTCGGACGGCTCAAGGATGACGTGGTGCCGGCCGTGATAGCGCATCACCGCAATGAGCGCACGCTGGCGAGCTGGAAGGCCGATGGTTATCCGACCGACGGCTCGATCAAGCTGCAAGAGTTTACCAAACGTGGCGAGCCGACCGGCGCCATCTGTGTCTTTGAGATTGCGCCGCAGCGGCTGGCCGCGGCCGCGCGCAGGATGGGAAAATCATGACTGAATGGCGATTGCGCATTGGCACGAGGTTGACCGGATTGGTTGTATTGCCGGATATCGAATATCCGGAACTTTGGCGTATTCATTACAAGGGACAAGTTTCTGACACAGTAAATCTCACCCGCGCTAAGGATGCGAGTGTTTCTTGGGTGCGCCCCCGTGGGCTGGGCGGCCATGAGGCCGCCAAATGGGACGGTCGGGAAATGCGCGGCGAGTGACCATCCAGCGATTTTTTGGGATAGACCCTATGGTTGCCTCACCCCTCGCCCAGCGCACCCGCGGCCAAGCCGACGATGATACCGCCGCCGAAGACCCGGCAGCATGGAAGCGTGGGCACGTACGGCGATTAAAAAGGCGCGGGGCACTCTCACCCCGCGCCGCCAGAAGTCTTCTCCGTGAGCCCGACCAGGGCAATACGGGCATGTCTAGGAAGGGTCAGCCTGGGCTGGATGGTCTTTAAGGCGCTTGTGCCCATCATTTCACATGAGGACACACAATTATGCCGTGGGACAGTCAGTCGATCCGCAAGCATAATAAAAGCCTGAAAGGCGCTGCAGCCGGTAAGACTGCCCGGCAAGCGAACGCTATTTTACGCTCAGGAGCATCCGAGGGTGTTGCTTTGGCCACCGCGTTCAAGGCGGCCAACAAACGCAAACACAAGAGCGACAATCCGGGCCATATCAACAAGCTGCGCAAGAGCGGCAACATTAGCAACAAAGCGGCAGCGAAACTGGAGGACACCTATGGAAAATTCGACGGTGAGAATGCTGACGCCTCGAGTGCCTGAGCCGCGCTTCGGCGTCGATAACATCGATCAATTGCGCGCCTACCAACAAATGCGCGATCCGCTGCAGCCACTGCATGAAGAGCAATTGCAGCGGATGTACGAGATCGATCGGATGTTTATTTGTTTGCGCGACTTCCTGCGCGAGCATTTGAAGGCCTAGCGCAGGTAATAGATGGTGCCGACGGCTGTCCCCAGTATTAGTCCGACAATGAAGACAATGATATTGATGGAGGAATAAAATGCTATATGATCCATATCGCGATCTCACCATCCTCAGCATGCGTGATTATGCGGCCACCAAGGACCCCGAAGAGTCCTATCGCTATACTTCCCGAGCGGATTGCGCTTGCGCCCAGTTCGCCCGCCATATCGGCCTCTACGATGATTGGAGCGGCTATGGTACGCTGCCGCTCTGGGGTACGCTCAACCAAATTGCCATGGGCCACGGTGCACACGACTGGACTTGGGGAAAGCTCAAGGAACGCCTCGATGCCAGCCTTTGATCTGCAGCAGGTGGGCCGCGTCATGCGCCAATCGATTAAACTCGCCCGCCTTAAACGCCGCATCATCGGCCATTTCACCCAGTGGAAAGACCCGACGTGGTGATGAGGTCAAGTCCGCCCAAACGCAGGCCCTCGCCGCAGTCACCGCCGTGGAAGCCGAACCGATCACCGTGGCCTCGATTTCCGCCCCGTCCCTTCGAACGCAGACACCGCGCGCACGGCGTGAAAATCGTTGCCCATGTTCGCGCCCCATGTTCCTCGCACTCCCATCACTCTCACCATTGGAGTCATCCCATGTCTGCTCCCGTCACTGTTAGCGTTGGCCATGAAGTCATCTGCACCTATCAGGTCGTTGATCAGAACGGTAATCCCATGGTCACCCAACCGCCGCTGGATAAACCGGCAACATGGACCGACACGCCGCAGCCCAGTGGATCGACCAGTAACGCAGTCAGTGCCGACGGTACTACCGATGTGGTGACCGCGCTGGCGGCAGGCCAAGATACCGCGGGCGTCAGCGTGATGATCGGCGGCAAAACGTTTAGCGATTCGTGTTTGGTAAGTGTCACTCCGGCGCCGCAAGTGGCCACTGACGTGCAGATCATTACGCAAGTTCAGTAAGCATCCCATATCATGCAAAGAATGATGAACAGCCCAATAATCGCGCAGATCGGCAGCATGATTAGCCCTCCAGTGACAGATAACACCCAGGCAAATGGCAAAAATGAGGCCTAAATGATGTGGTCACTCTACCTCACAAAGTATCACCTCGTTGCCCTCGCGCAGCGCCGCTGTCATTGCTCACCATGATCGACGAAATGGGAAATAAATCTCATACCCCAACAGCTTAGGACATCGAAGGCTATGCCTTTCAAAAAAGGACAAGTTGGAAATCCATTCGGCATCACAGGCGAGAAGCTGTACCGTGATGCGATGCGCAAGGCCGCGTTGGCGATCGATGAGGCGACCGGCAAACGCAAGGTGCGCCTCGTGGCAGAAAAAGCTGTAGCGCTGGCGCTGAAGGGTGAGCCATGGGCTGTGCAACACGTTGCTGAGCGCATGGATGGCAAGGCCGCCACTGAAGCCGTTGTAACTGTTCAGCAATCTGGCGAGGTGCGACAGCTCTCGGATGACGAGTTGATGGCCATCATTGCCAAGCAGGCTATCGCGGAACGCAAAGAGGACGAGACGCTGCAGTAGCACTGTGGACAGGCTGCGTAGCGTCCCAGGGGCTTCCCAATGGCTCGAGCTCGAGCCTGCGTCCTCAATACTATCAAAGACTTAGCTGCTCCGGACCGGCAGGTTGACAGACTGCAGGTCTGCGGCCAAGGCCGGTTTGGGCGTCCCTACCCCGGTCCGACCCCCTCCCCCCGGTCCGCGAGGCCCGGAAGCAGCGGGTCCCGGCCATGAGGGCCAGGGTCCCATCTACACCACGCAGGGACGTTAGGCCTAACATTGCGGCGTTAGCACTAACGTGTTAGGCCTAACATATGCGTTGGTCGAGGTGTCGCGTATGTCAAAAGGAACATCCGCTTGGTCCGTGTCCGGATATTTTGCCAGCGGCGAAGCCGATTGTCCGATCTGCGGAGCCAAGGGCTTCATCCAAGGCGGCCGTGGCTTCTACGTCTTCACCTGTCCTGCCTGTAGCCGAGAGCACCCGCTTCGATCGCAATGCTTACCATCGGGAGTACATGCGGGCTTACATGCGGAAGTACCGGGCGAGGACGGGCAAGTGAGGAAGCGTCGACTTAAGGCTGCGCGGCAGGCCAGATGGAGAGCGAAGGGTCGGGCACCGCAGTTGAAGGAAGTGGGTCCCCTTGAGCGGGATTAAAGATCCATGAAGTATGACAGTGGTGAGATAGCGAAGGAGCTATTGGTCCGGCGGAAGGCCAGGGACAGTTTAGTGAAGTTCACGGAGTTCACGTATGGGAGGTATCAGGCGGCTTCTATTCATTATCGGATTGCGGAGGCATTGGAGCGGGTAGAGCGTGGGGAGATTGATCGATTGATGTTGTTGGTTCCGCCGCGGCATGGGAAGAGTGAGTTAGCGAGCAGGAGGTTTCCGGCGTGGTATTTAGGTCGGCACCCGGAGCGGCAATTTATCAGTGCGTCTGCTGGGCGCGATCTCGCCGAGGACTTTGGCCGGGATGTGAGGAACCTATTACAGACTGTGGAGTATGGTGCTTTATTCCCGACGACGTTGGCGGAAGACAGCATGGCCAAGGGTCGGTGGAACACGGTGCAAGGCGGTTCCTATTATGCTGTTGGTGTGGGCTCGCAGATCATGGGAAGAGGCGGTCACGTCATTCTCATTGATGATCCGTTCGGCAGCATGAACGACGCGCGGAGCGAGGCGGAGAGAAAGAACGTCTGGTCGTGGTATCAGGGCAGTGTGTACAATCGCTTGGAAGAGAAGGGTGCCATTGTGGTGATTAACCATCGCATGCATGAGGACGACCTGACGGGGAAGTTGTTGGCTGAGATGCAGGCGGGTGGGGATCAGTGGGAGGTGGTGGAACTCAAGCCGGACATGGATGCAGGCATTGCGGTGTGGCCGGAAAAATATCCCCTTGAGGTCTTGGAGAGGATCAAGCGCAATACCGATCCGCGGGACTGGAGTGCTCTTTATTTGCAGAATCCGGTGCCCGAGGAGGGGAACTATTTCAAGGCGGATTGGCTTCGGGTGTGTCAGACCCTGCCTCCACTACACTCGATGTCAGTGTACGGGGCGAGTGATTATGCCGTTACTAGTCAGGGTGGGTACTATACGGTGCATGTCGTCGTCGGTATTGATCCTGAGAATAGAATGTACGTCTTGGATGTTTGGCGAAGGCAGTGCACCCCGGAGGTCTGGATTGATGTCTATTGCGACCTGGTCAAGAAGTGGAAGCCTGCCTTCTGGGCGGAGGAGACTGGACAGATCAGTAGTGGTCTTGGGCCATTTCTACTCAGTCGCTCGCGCGAGCGACAGGCGTATACGGGACGGGAACGGTTTCCGGTACGACATGACAAGGCGGTGCGAAGCCAGAGCATCAGGGGGCGCATGGCGCTCCAGGGGCTATATGTGAGGCCGAAAGAGAGCTGGTATTCGGATATGATGGCTGAGCTCCTGGCCTTTCCCCATGGCAAGCATGACGACATCGTCGACGCTTTGGGCCTGGTGGGACAGCTATTGGACAAGGTCCATAAGGGGACAAGGCTGCAGCGGGACGTCCGCAAGGAAATGGATCGCGCTTATCGTCCCGCCGAGCCCGATCTACACGATAGCTTTCTGACATTATAGTGCTGTGCATGTGTTTGGTGTCGGCAATAGCGCTTGCCAATACATTAATTTTGATCTTGGCCGTGGCGCGCTTTTTGCGCATGAGGAGACTTCGACGTAAAATCAGGGTACAGCGCACAAAAGCCGGTTGGAGAGTTCCCGCAAATCAGTTAATCTGGACGCCCTCTGAACCTTATCCAGGCAACGAGGACGGGTCTGCGCTTTGGCCACCATAAGGGCATTGATGCCCGTCTTGACGTCACATTGCGTTTTTTAAAGACCTTCGGCCAGAGGGCGTCCGACTAAAAAGGGGCCAGCTTCCGGAAGAAAGCTGACCCCCAGCGCCAAAGGGTAGGCTTGCGAGCCAGGACCCCTATGACTTCCCAGCCGACGAGTTACCAACGGCTGAACGCTTGCAATATGCCCCAAAGCTCCTTGCGTTGCAAGTACCCCGGTAAGAGGCCTGCGGGGGAAACCCTATGCAGCACACGCTGCGACAGCGTTCTTTCTATGCCCTCAATGGCCGGCAAACCTCCGTCCGGCTCGAAATCGCCTTCTGGGATGCACTCGAAGACATCGCCACTAAGCAAAAAATGACGCCGGCAGAGCTGATCGCCCATATAGACAAGGAAAAACGCGGGGCCTTGGCCTCGACCTTGCGGGTCTATTGCCTGGGCTATTATCGGACACAAGGCTGTTAAATCTTCAACGAAATAGCTCACAGGAGCATCCTATGGCAGTCTTTAGCGCAAAGACCAGACAGAACCTGCCGAAGAGCGACTTCGCTCTCCCCGGCAATGGCGAAGGCAAGAAAGGCGCAGGGGCAGGCTCGTATCCTATCCCCGATCCTTCGCATGCCAGGAACGCGCTGTCCCGCGTTTCCCAGCACGGATCGCCGGCCGAGAAGTCGACGGTGCGATCGAAGGTCAGACGGAAGTTTCCCAACATCGGCCAAGGCGGCATCTCCAAGACCACCACCAACGCCGCTAAGGATTATCTCGGTTGAGGCATCAGCACGAAATGACGTGCTTCAAACTGTCGGGACGACTGTAAGCGTCCGATGCCCAAGCTCTCGCACAAGGAAGTTCATTATGGTCGAGGCCTACCGCAGGCTCATTGCGGCATATGCCGACATTATGGTGATCACTCTTGCTCTATCGTGCGCAGCCCTATACGGCCACAGGACTGGTGTGAGCGTTTCGAAAGACAAACAATGAAGCAGGAACACGAAGAGCACGAAGAGCACGATGATGGCAAAAAGGGCCATCTGGTGATCGCCATCGGCTTCCTTAAACATCCGCCGAAGAAACCCAAACGCGGCGAGCCCAAATATCCGAAGATCGCCAAAAATTATCTGGGGAAATAGGCGATCGCGCTAGAGGGGGTTGTTAGCGTGTCTCAAATGAAATCTTGTGGAATTGAGCATGATTGCCTATGCCAGCCAGACAGGGACACGCCGGAACCTTAAGACCCTTGCTAATAACGGATGGCGATTATTCATTTCGGCCAAGGGGAACTTGCTGCATTACGGTTTTCCCTATGCCTTGGACAATGGTGCTTGGTGGGCCTATTGCAATAAGCAACCTTTTGACACGACGGCCTTCCTGCGAGCTTACGAGCGCCTAGCGGGCAATGCCGATTTCGTGGTGCTGCCGGATATCGTCGCTGGCGGAAACGCGTCCTTGGCCTTCTCTATGGCTTGGCGGGACCGACTGCCGTACCGCTGCCCGCAATTGCTCGCCGTCCAGAACGGTATGACAGCGAACCAAATAGGCCCATTGGTCGGCCCAAATCTTGGCATTTTTCTCGGCGGAACCACGGACTGGAAGATGAAGACCATGAAGCAATGGGGCGAAGTCGCTCGTTCTCAATCCGCTTATTTGCATATTGGCCGCGTCAATAGCGCTCGCCGCATTGCTCTTTGTGCCGCTTATGGAGCGCAATCCTTCGACGGATCGAGTGCGTCCCGCTACGCCAAAACCATGCCGCTTTTGGAGAATGCCCGTCGGCAAATGCCTCTAGCCTTGTATGGCCACCGATCTGTTCCCGTCAACCTGGGTGAAACATGACCTCGACGCTATCGGAAAACGCTCACAACTACATCACCAATCTGACGACGATCGGTACGCTCAACGGCAACGGTGCGCCGGGACCGAAGCTTGTGCCGAACTACGTGTTGCAGTTTTATATCGATGCAACCAACAAGGCGCTCTATGTCGCCATGGGCCTGACTGCGGCCGATTGGAAGAAGATAACCCCGTAAGCATGACTACGCTGCCGCGAAAGCGCTTCATCGATCCCAGGGATGCCTTCTGGGTCAATAGCTACTTGCACAGCTCAGTCCCCGCCGAGATCGCGATGGCCTTGATCCAACTTTACCCCTGGCTCAAAGGCATTTCTTGCGTCTGTCCTTATTGTAAGGTGGCGCAGGTCGAAGAAATCCCGAAAAGTATCGAAAGCTAAGGATTAATTTTATGCTGGAAAGCCGCCTGATGGTCCGCTCGTGGGCGTTCACGCTGGGGAAGCTGCCGCCTATCCTGCACGGGCCGCCGTTAGAAATCTGGCTGCAGCGCTGCTACTATGCGGGTGCCCGTCACGTGCTCGCCCAGATCATGGAAGATGCGGACATGACGCCGGGCAACGATCTGTCGGCCAATGACAAAGACAAGGTCCAAGCGGTCTTCGACGAAATCGACGGCTTCTTTGCCGCCGATGTCGCTGCCAATGAGCAGTCACCTCGCCTTACTGACGTGCAATGATCCCGACCCGAATTCGGTGAGGATCATGCGCGCCATGGATCGCATGCCAAAGACTGTGCGCGCCCTGGTTCACGAGTATGGCCTCGTCATCGTCGCGCGTATGCGCGAAGCCGGCTATAATGGGGCGCAGCTCAAGAACGAACTCAAACATTGGCGCCATAAGCGACAGGAGCATCTGCTACGGTAAGCATTTTGGTTGTCGCCATCGTTTGCCTCGGCCTCGGTGCCATCGTCGGTTTCCTGGCGGCAATATTCTTGTCTGTCATAGCCGAGGAACGCCGTCGTTAGCGTTGTCCCCTTCCAGGAGAACATCATGAAGACCGAAGCTAAGACCGACGACAAGAACGCCATGTTCGACCTTGCCAAGAAGCAGGCGGCCGAAACCGGAGCATTGCTGAAAAAGCAGGCCAAGGCGCGCGCCGAGGCCAAGGAAGAAGAGAAGGCCGGCCTGCCGGCTAATCAGGCGCACGAATGTGCCGTGCTCGCCGACAAACAGAAGACCGAGCGCGCCGAGAAAAAACTCGCCACCATGCCGAGCTTCCACGGCCTCCAACAGCGCGAGGCCGTCGCCGCCTTGCACGAGGAGCTCACCGCTATGGCCGGCGAGCATCATATCGAGGTCGGGCCGCTATCGGTCTTCAGCTTGGCATTCTCGGTGTTCGATCCGGTCACCGGAACGGTCTTGACGCCCGCCCGCGCCCATCGCCGCGATACCGGCGAAGAAGAAATGCTGATGACGGCCGAGCAGGTGATCAACGATATCATCTCCTCGCGCCGCCATGCCGAGGTGAAAGTGGCTTAAGCGACTTAATCGGCGACGAGTGTCGGCCGGCGCCTGAGTCCGTTAAGTGCCACCGGCTCCCGAGAGACGGCGCAATCAAGAGGACGTGCCAGTGCATTTACTTATCTGGCTCTTCATCTATTAGGTCGATCAGCGGCAGTTCCCGCCAATTGATCCGCTTAACACCGCGACGCTTGCACTCTTCAACATAAGCGGCACGGGCGCGCCCAATGCCGTTGTCGTTCAGTCCGCGTCATTCCTTTACCACTGTCGGCGGCGGTAAGGAGAGAGCAATGCGGAGCTTGTCATAGCGATCCTGCGATAGCTCGTTGCGATGTAGAAGTCGCGCCAATTCGGCGCTTAGGGCCGCACGGTCGTCGCTATTGTCCTTTTCGTAGAACTTGATGTTTTCGATAACGCCGCGCGGGCCGTATTCCGTCACAAACGGCTTCATCAGCGACAGCATATAAGTGCGTTGGCTAGGCAGATGCTTACGCGCATTTTCACGCGAGCTTTGGGTGTTGCTACCATAGACCAGCTTCGCCAATTCGCCGAGCGTAAACTTCTTATGCGGTGTTTCCTCGATGGCCTGGGCGATGCGTGCCTTGTCCCAACGGCCGGCCAAGGTGCGCCTTGCACCACTGCCGCGCCACTGCCGCAGTCGTGTAGGGCGGATGATAGGAACGCTTTGATCACTCATAAGTATCCTCCTAGATGCTGTGCTTGAGCTTGTCGCGAACGCGGTTCAATCGTTGCTGCGCAGTCTTGTCACCATGCATTTTGTCCGGATGCAGTTCTTTGGAAAGAACGCGCCACCCAATATCGATTAGGCGGTTGGCAAGTTTGCGTTCGGCTTCGCGCTCTTCGGCGCGGGATAGAGCATCTTCTTGGGCAATCCGGAATGCCTCGCGACGAGCACGTTCGGCGATTTCATCGACCGGCTGCGTCCAAGAGCGCCCTAATCTAGGCGTCCATCCAAGGCCACCTTGCGATTTTGGGGCGTGTTTCGTTTCATGTAATGATTTGAATGGCTTATCGGCATCTACGCGCGACCACCCTAACCAAGCTGTTACAGTTGTTCGACTTTTTCTATATCTCTTCTCTGCTTCCTTGTAGAAGCCAGCTGTGTTGCCCGCGTAATACGTCTCTTTGAGTTCGGCTAAGATCGGTGCGGCTTCTCGATAATGAGGCTCTGCTGCTTCTTTCGCAGCAGTATCCCCGGCATCGATATGTTCTTTGGCTAACTCCCAGAGCGCACGCTCTGAGCGTACAAGTTTGGTTGCTTCTACTGTCGCGGTCATTTTCCCTCCTATATGTCGCGATGTGAAGTCGCGACTTGCAGCACAGCTATTTAGCGAAGTCAAGTCGCTTGCTATGAGAGTGTTTGATGCCTCAGTATGTCGGATCAGCAAACAGCACTGTTGGGTCTTGGTCGACCGAGGCTCCAGATGATTTCGATTGGGAAGCTGAAAATGGATTTTGGCCTGTTTCACGTTGCCGCCAATGTTATGTTGACTATCTGACCGCCAAGCCGCTCGAATACGAGGAAGCGCGCGTCGCGCGGCACTACTATAACGGCGCCCAATGGTCGCCCGACGAAATAAAAGTGCTGCGCGATCGCCGCCAACCAATCGTCACCTTTAATCGTACCGGCCGCAAGATTGATCAGATCGTCGGCATGGTGCAACGTATCCGCACCGATCCGAAAGCATTTCCGCGCAATCCGAGAAATGCCGACGGTGCCGAAATCGCCACCCAATGCGTGCGCAGCGTCCTCGACGGCAGCGACTGGGATTTTCTTGATGCCTATTGCGCTGGACAAGCAGGGATCGAAGGCATCGCCGGGGTCGAGCTCAAGCTCATCCAGGGCGACCATGCCGACCCGGATCTCGGCATGGACTTCGTCTTCGGTGACGACTTCTTCTATGATCCTCGTTCGTTCAAGCCCGACTTCTCTGACGCTCGCTATATGGGCATTGCCAAATGGCTCGACGTCGAGGCCGCCGTCGAATTGTTCCCCAATAAGGAGGAAGACTTACGGACCCTGATGACGGAGACGGGATTCGATCTAACCACGCACGCCGATCGCGAATACAAATGGATCTACGTCAACGAAAAACGCTTGCGTCTGGTGGAAATGTGGTATCGCCACCGCAGCCGATGGTTCTGGTCGTTCTTCGTCTCCATGATCATGCTCGACCAGGGCGTCTCGCCGTTCCTCAACGAACGCAATCAACCGATGAACCGCTTCATCATGTGGAGCGCTTATGTCGATCACGACGGCGATCGCTACGGCTTCGTTAGAAATATCAAGGGTCCGCAGGACGAGCTGAACCAGCGCCGCTCCAAGGCACTGTTCATGACCAATGCAACGCGCATCCAGGCCACCAAAGGCGTGGTCGACGACGTGGAAAGAGCGCGCAAGGAATACGCACGGCCGGACGGCTTCGTCGAACTCAACCCCGGCTTTGAGCCGCCGGTCATTCTCGAGAAAGCCACCGAGCTGCAGGCCAATCTTAATCTCATGGTCGATGCGCGCAACGAAGTGGACAGCTTTGCCAATATCACGCCCGACCTGATCACCCGCGATATTCCCGGCGATCATTCCGGCGTTGCCATCAATCTGCTGCAGCAAGCCGGCATTGCCGAGTTGGGTTCCTATTTGCGTAACTACAAGAACTGGAAGAAGCGGGTCTATCGCGCGATCTGGAATATCGTGCAAAGGACATGGACCGCCGAACGCTTCATCCGCGTCACCGACAGCCAGGGCTTGGCACAGTTCATTCAGATAAACGGCTTCGGCATGGACCCAAATACCGGCCAGCCGATCATCATCAACGCGATCGGCCAACTCGACGTGGAAATGACCATGGAGGAAGGGCCGGATGAAGCCAACCTCATGCACGATGCCTACGACGTCCTGAAAAATTATCCGGCAGGCGTCATACCTCCCGCAGTGCTGATCGAGCTCTCGCCGCTGTCCTCGCAGATGAAGCAGCGGGTGATGCAGCTCATGCAGGCGCCGGTCGATCCGATGATGATGCAGGCTAAACAGGTAGCGCTGCAAAGCGAGCAGGCCAAGACCGAGGAGCTCCACGCCCGCGCCGAGCGGCATCGCGCCCAGTCCGTCTCCGACGCCGCGCGTGCCGCCCACCTGATGAGCCAGGCAGGCCTCAATGCCCAGGAAGCCTACACCCAGGCCACCATGCAGGAGCAGAACGTCAACCAGGGCATGGCAGGAGCTTCTCCTGCAGCAAATTTTGGCTTCGGGAGTGGAGGAGGCATTCCTCCCGGAGGTGGACCGGCGGGGAACGCGCCTCCTTCCCCGCCGCAATCCATGCAAATCCCCGCCAATCATCCGATCATGGCACATGCCCGAAAGGCGCCAGACGGCCGTATGTACGTGCCGCATCCTGGCGCGCCAGGACGCTTCATGCTGGTGACGTAACATGGCAGACGACGACCAAACCGATGGTCCGCTGTCGCTAACCATTCATCCGCAACGCTATTACAGCGACACCGCGCCGTGGACGACAGGAAATGTGACACTGACCGAAGTGCCGCATGATCCGTTTACACGTACGCTAACCGAAGTTCCCCATAATCCTTTCGCTCCATCTGACAAGGATGTGCTCAAGGCCGCGACGAACTATGCCGCCGGCATCATGCCGGAAACACCGGATCAGGCGCCAAGTCTGCCCGCGCAGACATTGAGCCAACTTAATAGAACAATTGAGAATGTACCCAGCCGAATTAATCAGGCGATCGACTGGGCGACAAGCCCAACAGCAATGAGCCAGACCGCCAGTAGGCTCATGGGCGGCTATCCGGAATGGGTGCGCAGCCAGCCGCTTAATAGCAACATTTCTGATGAGGATCTGCGGCGCGGCATCGATGTCGGCCGCATGGTCGGCGGCTTGGGACTGTCAACGACGAGCGCGCGGTTTCTTGAACCGGAAGCCGCCCCGCTCGGAGCGCCAAATATCATTGTTCGCAGGCCGATCTTCAATGCGCAGGGTATGCCGATCAGAGGTAAGGCCTTTGACACTGCCGCCGAAGAAGCCAAAGCGACAGTCGCCGCCTATCCGAAGGGCTACGGACCGCTCGATCTGTCACGCATCGATGCGATCAACACACCGCAATTCGAATTGCCACGTTATATTCCGCCGCGCGGCGTCTCGCCACGACTGCAGGATGCGCTTAACAACAACAACGTCATTAATGGTGTCGCCGATAGCATCGATCGCGGCGTCGCAGGCGGTATGGATAAATGGTATCACACCGAGCCAATCCGGTACGCTTGGGAACAAGATCTCGGCGCGGCCGAGCATGCGGCACCGTTCAAGCTCCATATGGACTTGCAATCGGCAGCATCGCCACGATCACGCGTGCCAGTTCAATTGCGTAATGGTTCTTGGCTCTACATGCATGCCATGCAAGGACGACCACTGCCGCCCAAAGGGCCGGATATCTATCCCTATGGACATCTCGCGGCCGATTTGCATCGCGACAACTTTGATGCGGTGATGGGGCCGGGATGGGATGTGATCAAAAATCCCAAACCGCCCAGTTATTCACAGAACTTGCAAGGCAATCTGATGCCAGCAACGATCGATACCCATGCGTTCCGTAACATTGGCATGCGAACGGGAGACCCGCGTTTTCTGGTCACCAACACCCGCGAGACCATTCCGCTCGGCCGTGAGGTCGGGCCGAATTCGGCGGCGGCCAAATATGGCGAATGGGGCATAACCAAACCTAATGGCGATCGTATCGTTATCTACCGGCCGCAAGCGCTGTTCAATCAAGGGCGCTTGTCAATGCAAGAGGCTAATAACATTCCGGCCTTCTGGGAGCCGCAACCAAATAATAATGAGTATGCCGCGGCGGAAAACCTCTATCGCCTGATTGGCGAAGGTAAAGGTTTGCGCACGGCCGACGCGCAAGCTGCAGGTTGGGCGGGAGGTGGTGAACTGACCGGGCTTGGCACCCGGCCCGATCGCACATTTCCCGAGCTGATGAACGAGCAGATCATGTACACGTCACATCTGCGCGGTATTTCGCCCGGGCAAGCGTTGCGCGATCTCATTCGCGGCCGCAAGCCGCTGCTCGGTATTGCTGGCGTCGGCGGTCCTTTGGGCCTTGGTATGTGGGAGCACGAAAACCACCTACCGATCGAGCGACAGCACGAGGAAGAAGATCATTATCAATAGCGCGTCCTCCAGGCTGTCAACAGTAGTACTTTAGCGGAGAAAGTCAAATGCGACGTCTGCTCGCCGCCTTGGTGGCATGGATGATGCTGTGCGTCGTTGCCGAGGCACAACAGAACCGCACGACGCTGAATTATTCGGCGGTGATCACCACCGGGCTGACCTATCAGCAATTGCGCCCGGCGGAAAATCGCTGGTCGATCACCATCCAGAACAACCAGACGACGACGGACAATTGCTATGTGTTTGTCGGCGCCGGTGTGATCACGGCGGGGACGACGACGACGGCGACCAATGTGACCGTGGGCGGCGTGAGCATGACTGCGGCCAAGGCGTCGATCCTGCTGACGCCGGGCTCGTCATGGTCGAGATACTATCCTTATGTGCCGAGTGACCCATTGTATGGGACATGCGCCAGCAATTCGGATTCCCTGTACCTAGACCAGCAATGAAACAGCTACTTGCCGCGCTGGCGTTGCTCGCGACGCTGGTGGCGGCGCATGCCGACGGCATTAACACGCCGTTTCCGGAGGGTTTGAGCGGCAATATCAGCCGGCAAGGACCGGCGAAAAAGCCTGGCGGCAGCGTCGGCACCGGCTATTCGGTGAGCGGGCCGGCGTCGGGTCTGGTCAACGTCACGTCGACGGCGTTTACGGTC